AGATACAGGAGCAACTGGTTCACCTGGACCTACGGGAGATACAGGAGCAACTGGTCCACCTGGACCTACGGGAGATACAGGAGCAACTGGTCCACCTGGACCTACGGGAGATACAGGAGCAACTGGTTCACCTGGACCTACGGGAGATACAGGAGCAACTGGTCCACCTGGACCTACGGGAGATACAGGAGCAACTGGTCCACCTGGACCTACGGGAGATACAGGAGCAACTGGTCCACCTGGAGCAACTGGAGCACCTGGAGCAACTGGTCCACCTGGACCTACGGGAGATACAGGAGCAACTGGTCCACCTGGAGCAACTGGAGCACCTGGAGCAACTGGAGCACCTGGAGCAACTGGAGACACTGGAGCACCTGGACCTACTGGAGCACCTGGACCTACTGGAGCACCTGGACCTACTGGAGCACCTGGAGCAACTGGAGCAACTGGTGACACTGGACCTTCATATTTTACTTATACATCAAATCCTGATACAATTAGTTATGCTGGGAATATTGTAGCAAGTGGAACTATTACTGCTGGTTCAGATTATCGTATTAAAGAAAATATTAAACCATTAAATCTAAGAGAATATAATGTTGATACTTTAAATCCTGTTAGTTTTAAATTCAAAAAAACAGGAAAAGAAAGTATTGGTTTAATAGCACATGAACTACAAAAAGAAATTCCTTGTCTTGTAGAAGGTGCAAAAGATGGTGAAGAAACTCAAACATTAAATTATATGGGCTTGGTAGGAATTTTAATAAAAGAAATACAAGAATTAAAGAAACGAGTATCAGAATTAGAATCAAAATTATAAAAGTGTTAATATTTTGCTCCACTTTTATTAAAAGTGTTAATATTTTGCTCCACTTTTCTTAAAAGTGGAAAAAAGTGGAAAAAAATTGAAATATATTATTATAAAAGTAATTTAAAGAAAGTAAAATAATATTAGATAACAAAATGTTTAATCCAGTATTAGCAAAGCGTAACGCACATCCAAGAGATAAGTTAATAAAATTTTATGCAAAAGGTCATAAATATGAAATAACAATAGATCCAAATTCAAAATATATGTCTGTAACAACATGGAATCATAGACATTTTCCAAAATTTGACGCGGATGCTGTAATAGAAAATATATTTAAAAGCAAATCTTGGGCACCTGGACACAAATATTGGGGTCTAACAGCGGAAGAAATCAAAGCAAGTTGGAAAGCCAATGGAGATGCTGTCTCAGGAGCAGGAACAAATATGCATGAAAATATTGAGCATTTTATGAATGATAAAAGATTTCAATTTGAATATACACAAAAAGAATTATATGAAATATATCATTCTGATGAATTATCTTTTAGCAATAGACTAACAAGTTTGGAATGGGATTATTTCATTCAATTCGTAAAGGATCATCCACATTTAAAACCTTATAGAACGGAATGGATGATATTTCATGAAGATTTAAAATTGGCAGGTTCTATAGATATGGTATATGAAAATCCAGATGGTACATTGGCAATATATGACTGGAAACGAAGTAAAGAAATTACAAAAGTAAATAATTGGAATCAATTTGCAACAAATAAGTTGATATGTCATATGCCAGATTCAAATTTTTGGCATTATGCTCTACAATTGAATACGTATAAGGCAATTTTGGAACAAAAATATGATAAAAAGGTAACAGAATTATATTTAGTTAGGCTTCATCCAGACACAGAGGAAAAAACATATGAATTATTGGAAGTTCCAATTTTGAATAAGGAAATGGAAGATTTATTTGCAGAAAGATTTAAAGAACTAACTAAATAAAAAGTAACTAAATAAAAAGTAAAATGACTTAAAAATTTTAATTTATATTATATATTAAGGTTATGCATAGTATAAATAATTTTATAAATGGTGTAAATGCATTTACGAGTGCAATTATTTTTTTATATTTTTTAATAGTTTATTTGAATAATCATCCAGATTATAAAGAAAAAATTCAAATTTATTATAAACAATTGGAGGATATATATAAACACATATATGAAACAAATAATCCTTTATTGTTGCATTATTATGATACAGAAAAGGAAGAAGAAGAGGGAAAAAGTAATACTGAACAAAAGAAAGAATTGGAAGAACAAGAATTGAAAGAACAACAAAAAGAAGAAATATATGAAAATAAATATTTGGAAAAGTATAAAAATTTTCCAAATGAATATAATTTTTCAGAGGAAGAGCTTAATTTAAAAGATGAAACCTATAAAAAGTTAAAAACAGAATATGAAACAAATAAAAGTAAATAAACGAATGAATTATTAGAAAAATTAACACAAATTAATAATCTTATAATGAGAAAAGAAAACACAAACACAAAGGAATATAAAATAATGTTGTATCAATATTTGGATTATGAATATGATGAAGGAGAAGATGAAGACGAAGATGATAAAGAAAATGAAAATATAATAGACGAATTATATAATTCGTTGTTAGTATTGAAAACGCAAACAGAAAAGGAATTAAAAGAATTAGAAGAAAAACTTCAAACAGACGAAGAACTAAATAATCAAGCATTAGAGATAATGATTAATAAAAAATTGGATACATATATTGATAATTATATTTTGGAATGTACGCCATTAGGAAATATTTATATGCGTTACAATAATGATAAAAAGTCATTTGAGTATTTCAGTGATCATTCTATTCCATATAGATATTTAGAAGTAGTTGGAAGGAGATATGTTATGACATATTGGTGTAAACCCCTATTTGTAGATCTAGAAGAAGAGCTTAAGAGAGCAGAAGAAAAATATGAAGAAGAAAAAAGGAAATTAGAAGAAGAAAAAAAAAGAGCAGAAATGTTTCCAAAACAGAATAATACTAAGGATGTTATTGCTAGATTGAAAAATTACAATAAAGATATTGTAAATACAAGTCAATCAAAATTATTGACAAAAAATAGACCACAACAAAATTTTGTTTTGCCTCCACAAATTAAAGCAAATTTGCCGAATGTAAATACAAAATCAGAAAAATTATTATTAAAAGAAAGAGCAAATAGATATACATGGGAAGGTAGAATGCCAAATTTTAATCCATTGAAGAGAATAGATAAAAAGATATTTGATAAAAAGTTAAACATGTCATTTGCGGATTTTAAGAAGATGCAAAGTAAAAAATAAAAAAATAGGTATATTATAAATGCCAAACAAAACAAAAAAAAATATGAAAAAAATAAGAGGAGGAGATCCAACATTGTCAAGTAATATTAATAAAGCAGCATCAATAGGAATGCAATTAGGTAATGATTTGGTTTCAATAGGTTTAAATAAAGTAGCAGAATTAACAGGTCAAAATCCAAATTTGCCTTTGGATAAATCAATAAAAGAAATAGGTAATAAATTGGAAGGAGTACAGAAAGCATTAGAGACAAAGGAAGGAGAAAAGATATTAAATAATTTGGGTAAATTAGCAGGTGAAGTAGGTGAAGATATTGTAGGTCCAGCAATAGAAAAGGCATCAAATGTAGTGTTAGAAAAATCGGGTGAAATAGGAAATAAAGCAGTAAGTGCGGGTATAGATGTTTTAGCTGCAACCCCGATAGCTCCATTGATAGAAATACCAAAATTTGTATCAGATGTGTCAACAGGTGTAATGAAATCAGCAGAAGCAGCATCAGATGTGTTAAGCATAGGTTCGGATTCAATAAAAGAATTAAAAGAAAAACAAGAAAAGGCATCTGGTATAATAGCTGATTTGCAAAATTTGGTAGAAAATAGTGGAGAAACATTGAATAAAGGTTTGAATAGTGGTTTAAATATGGTAGAATCAAAAACAAAAGAATTGAATGATTATGTAGATAAAAATGCAAAGAATATAGGAAATAAAATAAAAAATGCAAATCCGTTAAAAACCATAAATGATGAATCGTTGGACAATTTAAAAACAATCCAAAAAGGTGGTAAAATTGTAGAAAATCGTGTAAATAAATCACAATTAGAATTTTTGTCGCCTCATGTAACAAGAGATAAAATACTAAGACAATTAAAAAGATGGAGTACAAAGAAAAATAAAAAAAGGGTTCATCATAGAAGAAGTGCAAGGCGGGTATAAATTGGTTTTTGCTTTTAAAAGCAAAGAGCAAAGAGCAACCAACCAGCAACTTACTTTGATTTCAGCCAATCATTGTATCCATTGCTTTTTATAATATTAAATGATGAACCCAAATGTGATTTTGCTATTTTATAGGCTTGTTTTTCTATTGCATCAAGTTGTTTTAAATATGCAAAAATATTTTGTTGTAATTTTTCATCATATTTTTCAAATTTATCAGGTAATTGAATACCTAATTCATTTTCAATTTGAGAACGATTCATTATGTTATTTATGTCTATTTATTTTTAAAATAATTAACTCAATTTTTTAGTTAATTATTTATTCATGTAATTATCGCATATAAACAATGCTTGGTTGTGCATTTCCATAATAAGTTGCTGTCAAAATGTTTCTTTGGTTTGTTAGTTTGACTTCACTTTGATTCAACATATTTGAAATTTGTGTATCTATTTGATATCCATTTGATAATAAAAATGATATTAAATTTGGTATATCATTTGGCGTCATTAAATTACATCCTGAATTTTGTTTACAACATCCAGTATAACTTATATTTTGATGATTAGGAAAATTTGTAATTGCTAATCCACATTGTTGTATTGAATTGCATGGACCTTCTCTATGAAATTCGGATAAACGCGGTAATTTGATGCGTCTTACAAAATTTCTTAAAGGACCTTGTGGTTCAATATTACACATAACTATATTTTTATAACATTGGTTATATTGGTCGTAAAATGGTTGTGTAGTAATAGTAAATGTATTTGGAATACGTATTATATTGTTCATAAATAATAAAAATATTTATTATTTATTCTAATATTTATTCTAATATTTATTATTTATTCTAATATAATCAAATTTTGTAAACTGTTAAGTTCTTCTTTAGTAATTCTTATATATTTGATGGTTCCAAAAATATTATTATAGCTATCTTTATCTGCTTTATATTTTGTTATATATTCATTTTCATACATTTCAATAATAGATAAAATAGTTTCATATATACTTGCATTAGTCTTGTCAAATAACAATATTCTATTAATTTTTGGCTTAATTGTTGAGAATTGTTTTAATCGCTTTTTGTGCTCCATAGAAATTGTTTCAATAGCTTTTTGTTCTTCTATTTCTTGAACAAAATTGTATTCATTTATGCTAAGTTGTAATACTTTCTTTAAATCATCGTCATTCATGTTTTCATCAAAAATATTATCAATTAGCTTTTCTTTTTTTATATTGTCTGGTGGTCTAATTGATTCATTTTCATCATTTTCCATTTTGTTTCTATTATATATAAAATATTCTTTATTTCATTTTTATATTTTTAAAAAAATTGAAATAATTAAAAGTTTTAAATATTAAATCAATATTATACCACACATAATAATGCTTAAAAATCACAATGTGCTTGAATCTAATGGATGCAGTAATTTATTTGATTGCATACATAATTTTGGAGATAATAATAGAGAACACTCTAATATTCTTGATAGAGAATTGGCACAATATAATAATCAAGATAAGAAGGATGATGAACAGAAATATACTAAATTTAATGACAATTTACCATGTCTAATTTATAGATATAAATTCACTGAGGAATTCATGAAAGAATTATATCAATTTTCAAAAATTCATCAATATGATAGCAGAAAGGATTTTAAAGATGAATGGCAAATATGGACTGATGAAAACAAAGAATTAGTTGATGAAGAAACTAACAGGTTATTAAAATTAGGTTACGAAGGTGATATAATGACAAAAATGTTTAAAAGTGCAAGATATTATTTTAGAAAGAAAAGCATTGAAAAAAAGGAGCCCAAAATAAGAAGACAATATATAAGTGTAAATAGAGAACTATTAAATGCAATGGATTTGCATATTGAAGAAAATATTTATAACGATGAATATAAACCAAAATTAGGTTTTATTCAGTTTTGCAATAGTAATGAAGAATTATTAAGAGAAACAGTTCATAAAATTTATGAACAAGGTGTAAAAGATATACAAATAATTCAAGACAAGATTAAGAAAACCTATAAAAATAGGTACTTTATGTTAGTTAGTAAGAATAAATAAATATTTTTATTATTAAAATAATATTATGAAAAATAGTATAAATAATAATAGAATAAATAACAATAAAATAAATGAATACAGAAGTGTTTTTTATTTTTTACCTAATATAAAAGAAAACACAATTAACAAAAAGAATAAACATATTCTAGTTCCAAATGATTTTTTTAATGTAAATCAAATAAAAAATGTTAGTATTTTGAAAACTATAGAAGAATATAAACTATATTACTATGTTTTTGAAGATACAACTAACATTAATATTGTTAAATTAGAAGACAATATGCAATATTTATTAGCAAATAAGGTAATAAAAGAGGATGATACTATTTTGCTTAAATATCCAACCGATTCAATATTATATTTGAAAACCTACTTAAAGGCTTTAAGTAGCCCAAGAAAATATATATTTCAGATTATTGAATTTTACAAACATTTACTGAAATCCATTGATTTGTTAGTTACTAACAAAATTGTAAATAATTTTATATCAGCAAATTCAATTATTGTTTCTAATAATGAAATACCTTTAATCAAAAATTTTTTATTTTCTATTGATGTTTCTAATTCCGACATATGCAATTATATTAAACAATTCTTTATTGAATATAAACCAAGTTACATAGAATGGCCACCAGAATTTCATCTCTTGGCATATCTATTAACTAACAAATTAACAAGTCTTTCTCTAACAAATATTGAATTTATTATACATGATATCATTGAGAATCATTATATTTTAAAGACATTTGGACCAATGTTTGTTAGTTCATATCAAAAAGAAGCTACTGAATATTTTCAAAAATATATTAACCAATCTTATCAATATATTATTTCAGATATTTTACAATTTTATACTACATGGGATAATTATGCATTAAGTATCATGTATTTACGTATATTAATTGATATTCATAGAAATTTTAAAGCAAACAAAAAAAATAAATTTATTATTTTATTTATGAAAATGTTAGTTTGCAATATTCATCTAAATCCCTTAAAAAGACTTTCTATTAAAGAAACAACTAACAAATTTGATTATTTATTAGATAATTTACAACCGAATGATTATATTAATCTTTTAGCTTCAATGTAACTAAACCATCTATATTTGAACCTAATTCTATATTTTCTAATTCTTTCTTTGTATTACTATCTATTTCTGTATAGAAACATTCAAATTTATCCTCCCAATCTAACCAACAATAATTTCCCATAATACAAGGTTTGGATCTAAATTTACCAATGTTTACACATTTTTCCAAACCTTTTTTAATCCATAATTCTTTATCATGTGAATTCAATAACATTGTATTCATATACCATTCTCCTATAGTACTATATAAAATCGCCTTTTCATATGGTTCTATATGAACTGTCTTTAATATTGATGTTCCGTTAATCCATACCCATGCTTCAATAATAAGTGGCAATTCTGTATTATTATGGAAATAAATATATTCTTTAATAGAATCCATTTTCTTTTATAATTTAATTATAAAAAAGTAATTAGAACATTTTCAATTTTTTTATTTAATGTCTACGAGCACTTCTTCCTCTTGCACGACCACGACGCATTGTGCGTCCACGTCTTGCAGATCTTGCTCTACGAGCAGTTCTAGATCTGCGACGACCACCCTCTAAACTCATTGTCTCTTCCATATCCATTGTTTCACCCATAGGTGTTTCAACAACAGTTTCATCCATTTCTTCTTCCATAGGAGATGAACTAACAGAAGAAGAGGAAGAAGAAGATACTGTACCTTCTCCACCTTTCATCCATTTTTCACCTTTGTCTTTGCGTTGTTTTGCACGATGAATAGCATCTTTATAACTAAGTTTTTCTTCTTTTTGAACTTTCTTAACAAAAGCAACCCAAGCTTTCAAACTAGCATTTACTCTACGTTTACCACCAGTTAAAGTCATTATATATATTGTATATAATTTTATTTTATAAATTAATTCCTTAAATAATAAAATTGAACTAACAAATAAATATTATAAAAATACTAGTAACTATTTCATTTAATTAACAATCATGAATTACTTTAAAAAAGATAATATATTAACAATTAATTTGCCAGATTCTGATCTAGTTTTTACTAGATATCTTTATATTAAAGATGAAGTTTATATTGCTTTGTTAGTATCAATCCTAAATAAAAGTGATGATGCAATATTTTGGGCATATGAGCTTTATCACAGTGGTTATAAACATAAATTCTTTGAGCTTATTTGGTTAATTTATTATGATTTCTTTGCAACCCTAAATCCAAGTTTTGAATCTTATTTATTTAAAAAACATAGAGAATGGATTTTAACTAACGGAGAATCAGATCCAACACAAGACAAAATTGTTAGTATATTGGTTCAAAATTTGCTTATAAGACCTTTCAATACAGATATATTTATATTAAGGAATATTTGTAATAGCTTTATAATTGATATTGAATATCATGATACAGTAAACATAAATGATTTGCAAGATTTAAAAACTAATTTTGAAAAATGGTTAGAAGAAGATGATTTTCGGAGTATTGCACAATGGATATTAAATGTGAATCAGAATAAGATAAATATTTTTGAAATATACCAATTAATTTTAAATATATTTGATAACAAACTAACAAAAAAAATAGAAAAGGATTTCTTAAATATGATTACAAAAATTCCTATAGATGTAAATATTATACTTTTGTCAAAAATAATTTCATTTATTTCAAAACAGAAGAAATTAGTAAAAGGAAAAAGTTTCTATATAAACGTAGAGCCGGAAGATGTTGTACAATATGAAACAATTAATAATATAAAACATTATAGAATTTTAGAAAATGCTTGTATTTATGGAATAGATGATTTTAAATATCTAAGTTTATTTAAATTAAAAAGACATAAATACAAAAAAACTTTAAAAACAAAATATTGGCACAATTGGGAATATCATGCATCATTTTCACCAATTTGGTTTGAAAGAATAAGATCTTGTAATGGATACGTAGATTTTTCAAATAAAAAAGTAATATTTGAAGATCCTGATTTATTTTATAGTTTATATGGTTACGAACCAGATGAACAAAAATTACATATACAAGAAAAATCAATAGGAGAAATAGAATCTAAAAATACATGGCAAACATTTTATAAGAAATATAAAAAAAATGGTATAATAGAATTATATGATGAAGAAATAGAAGAATTTGATGTTGATAAAATACTATATTTATAGTAATTAGTAATAATTAGTGTTTAGTATTTTATATTTTATAAAAAAATTGAACCATTTTTTTATAAATATACAAATCAATATATAACATAGTAAAATGGTAAAGAATACTCACGGTGGAAGCGGTCATAAGAAATTTGCGAGGAAGTTTACAACTCCAAAATCAAATAATAGATTGCGTATTTCTGAAGATGAAGGTGAAATATATGCAATTGTTACAAAAATGTTAGGAAACAATATGTTTCATTGTTTCTGTATGGATAATGTATTACGTCTGGGTCATATTAGAGGTAAATTTACTGGAAGAGGTAAAAGAGATAATATGATTTCTCCAGGATCATGGATTTTAATTGGTGTAAGAGAATGGGATTTAGAAAAGACAATAACAGATTCAAAAGCAAAATTACCACAATGTGATTTATTAGAAGTTTATACTGAATCAGATAAGGAAAGATTAACTGATTCAGTATCAGAAGATTGGAATATATTAATGGAAAATGATGTTTCAAAGACGGCTCTAACAGGTATGGAAAAGGATAATGATATATTTAAGTTTTCAACAGATAAAGATATAGAACGCGAAAAATTTATTGAAGAAATGAATTCATCAACAGCAAAAAGAGTTACGTTAAAAATACAGGAGATAGAGCAAGAAGAACAAGAACAAGAAGAAATTAATATAGACGATATTTAGAAATTGATTAATCATCAGAAAAAAATATTTTACTTTCTAATATTTTATCATAAACATAAAAACATTTAGGTATAACACGAATACCATAATTACCATTGATAATTTTTATATTTATTATTTTTAATGATTCTGTAATATATTCTTTGCATAATTCTTTTATTTTAGAATTTGGAACATAGCCTATTTTTTTATATTTTATTTCGAATATA